AGTGTCCCCTATAGTTGTTTCTGTCCCAAGATGGAACACATGTCTATCTCTGTCTGATACAATAGAAATTCTAGTAGCCGTTGGATTATTTGTTGTTTGAAAATTACTTGTTGATTGTGATGCTCTCGTTCCTCTAGGAGAAGATGCTCCAGCGTTCCATGTAAAAGTTTTACCATTAAATATTGTAGCAACTAATACTTCACCAAAGTTATCAAGACTCCAGTTTCCTGCATCTAGAGTCACGTCACTTATTGTTCGTTCCGTTCCCCAAGTAGAATCTCCCCATAAATAAGTTCCCCAACCATAACCACTTGTCTGAGTAGTCGGTCCCACTTCAACATAAGGATTAACAGTCGCTGCACCTACTGCAGTCATACCAGACCCCCCTTCAGCTCTTACAGCTTGCACTGTAAATTTATCCACAGTCGCAACTGTTAAAATTTCATAAACTACTTCTAATTCTGCAGCTGTGAAATCTGATGCTCCTGTAACAGTCACACCTGATAAAGTCACATATCTTCCCACAGCTAAACCATGTGATCCTTTATTAACTTGTAAAACATTTGAACCATTAACAGTTGTCAATGTACATCCTGTAATAGCTGTATCTAAGGGTGTAATGTCAAAAAAGTCATTACCATAATATAAAAACAAACCTTGAGAGGTTCCAATAGCAGTATATTTTTCACCTGCAAAAGAAGTAAAAGCGTGTTGTTTTCTAGCTGCCCCTGGTAGTGTCTTTGATGCAGCTGTTAATTGATTCCAGCCACCTATTTTTTCAGGTAATCCATATCTAAATCTAACAAAATCACCATCTGTCCATTGCCCTTCGGCACCAGATTCTGTATCTTGTTTATTAAAACCAGGCTTGAAATTTAATTTTTGTAGCATATAGTAGCTTATATATCAGTTTTATAAAGAATGAAAGTATCATAATTATGGACCATTTGGAAGCAATTGTAGAAATTAAAAGTGTAATTAATCCAGATATTATAGAAAAAACTATGTCTTTAATAGATGCTAAAGCAAAAAAAAATTTATCTATTAGAGGTAATGTTGTAAATAAAAATATAAGAAATGTTAAGGGATATCATTTAAATTTTAAAACACCTACTAATATGTTTTATTTTAATTATTTAAAAAAAGAAATTGAAAGATTATATAAATTTTATAAAGTAAAATTTCCAAAATTTGCTTCAAATAAAATTAGTCAAATAGATTTATTAAAATATTTACCTGGAGGTAAATACGAAATACATACTGATCATTATAGTTCTACTCCAAGGCATTTAAGTATAATTATGAATTTAAATAATAATTATAAGGGAGGTGATTTAATTTTTACTGATCAAAAAGAAAAAGAAATTAAACGATTAAAATTAGATCAAGGTTCGATTGTATTCTTTCCAAGTAATTTTATGTATCCTCATATTATTGAACCTATAACAAAAGGAATAAGGTATAGCGTAGTTGCATGGTTAAAGTAATAAAAAATTTTTTTAATAAAGAAGAATTAAATCTTCTTCAAAAATATTGTTATAATAAATTAGATGAAGATAAATACTATGAACTAGACGATGGCCAAGCTTTCTCCCCTGCTTGGTATTACGATCCTTTAATGAATGCTTTTTTAGATGTAAAATTACCTGTTGTAGAAAAAAAATCTAATTTAAAATTATTTCCTACTTATGCTTATTGGAGATATTATGTATTAGGAGCAACTTTAGATACACACAGAGATAGACATGCGTGTGAAATATCAGTAACTGCGTGTATTAAAAAATACGATAATTGGCCTTTAACAATAGAAAATAAAAAAATTGAATTAAAAGAAGGAGAAGCATTATTATATAATGGTCACCACCAAAAACATGGTAGACCTGGTGTTTATAAAGGAGAAGGTATGGCTCAAGTTTTTTTACATTACGTTAATCAACATGGTCCTTTTACTCATCATGCATATGATAATCATATTAAAAACTTATGAATGAAAAATTAGTAAATATAAATAATTTTATAGGTGTGTATGATAATTACATTATGCCAGAAGAATGTAATAAAGCTATTAAATTATATGAAGATCAAAATAAATTTAATAATACTATTAATAGAATAGGTTTTGAAAAATCATCTATACTCCAAAAACAAGATCAACAATTTTTTGCAGCACCTAATAATTTAAATGTATGGTGGGAGTCTTTAAAATCAATGATGATAAATTTTGACTTGGCTTGGAATCATTATGTAAAAAATGTAGGTGCAGATGCTGCTTATGATGGAGGACCTTTTCATTTTACAGATTTAAAAATACAAAAAACATTACCTACGGAGGGTTATCATGTTTGGCATATAGAACATGGTAAAGGTTACGAAAATGAACCAAGAGCTTTTGTTTTTTCAATATATTTAAATGATGTAGAAGAAGGAGGAGAAACAGAATTCTTACATTTTTCAAAAAGAGTAAAGCCTAAAACAGGTAGAATAGTTATTTGGCCGGCAGGTTTTCCTTATATACATAGAGGTAATCCACCACTCTCCGGTGAAAAATATATTTTAACCTCTTGGATGATGTTAAGATAATGAATAAATACATAAAGTGTATAAATTATCTAGTATCTAAAAAAACTAATACCATTCCACATGGAAATAAAAATTTATTTCAGCATCTAATAAATGTCTATGACAAATTAAGAAAATGGAATTGTCATGAAGACATTTGCTATGCTGGATTATTTCATTCTATTTATGGTAATGATAGTTTTACTTTTAAAACAGAGACAGATAGAGAAATAATTAAAAAATTAATTGGTAAAAAAGCAGAATTATTAGTTTATTTATATAATCAAGATAGATATCAAAATAAACAACTACAAACAATATCTTTAGCTAATGAGTTAGATCAAAATTTTATTTATGTACTAGATAATTATTTTGATAAAGAAGACTCATCAAAAATTTATTTTTATTTTAGAGATATAGTTTCTTGGAAATTTATAGGTTCTGGTAAAGATAATTCTAAATGGAGAAAATTTAAATATGACTTAATGTTTAAGAATAAAATTGAAAATAAATTTAAGAAAGATACGGAAAACATTTTAAAAAACTTAAAATTTTTTAATTTATTAGAGTTAGAACGAGCTTACGCCAGTGCTAATCCTTATGGCACTGTACATGAATCTCACAGAGATTATGATATAAATTCAAATGGAGGTATAACTGTAATGTATTATTTAAATAACAATTGGGATTTAAGTTTAGGAGGAGAAACAGTTTTTTACGATATAAATAAATATGATATTCAGAAAAGCGTTATACCAAAACCAGGCAGGGTTGTAGTTTTTGATGGTTTAATAGAGCATTGTGCTAGAGATACTATTAGAAATTTTAATGATTTAAGAATGGTATTAACTTTCAAATATAAAATAAATGATAAAAATTATAGATAATTTTTTTGAAAACATTTTATTTCAAAATGTAAAAAATCATGTTGTGAATAAATTATATTATGAACCAAGATATCTAGCTAACAAAGAAAAAAATAAAGAGAATCATTATGGAAGTAGATTTATTTTATTAAATGATTTAAAATTATTAGACACTTTAACTAAACAAGCTGAAAAAAAATTTAAAATTAAAATAAAAAAAATGCATAAAGATAGTGGTGTAGACATAAGAAATTTACATCATTTTATACCTCACATGGATAATGATATAGGTTCAAAAATAAATGTATTGATTATGTTAAATGGACCAACTGCAGTTACCAACGGAACTGTTTTTTATACAGATAATGAATTAGATATTCATGTGGGTTTTAGAGAAAACAGAGCTGTTTTATTTCCTTCAGATTGGACTCACTCTGCTCACGCAACTAATATGCCAAATTTAATAAGACACACTGCTACTTTATTTGTAATGGATTATGAAGAATAAGAAGTAGGTCTTGAACCTAATCTAGCAATCTTGTCAGCTTCACTTTCACCTTCTTGATTGCTTCCGTCCCAATCGGATTGTAAAACTGATAAATGATGTGTATCCCATCTAGTGATAAAATCTTGAAAGTCACCTAAATTAGCATCTTCCCAAGTAGAGTGAGGAGTTTCATCTTTATATTCTACGGTATCATTAGGGTTAGCTGTACCATATTGGATTGCCCAAATATTAGAAAATTTAGATTGACTCCAAAAAGAATCATCATTAATTACATAACCAGTTCCAGCTGCGTCACCAGTTTGTTTAAGGACTATTTTATCTTCAAATACTATTGTCCATTGTGAGTTTGTTGCCATATTTTCTCCTAAGTCTTAATAATATAAATAATTGTTAAATAAGGTTGTAAAACTGAAGTTGCATCTCCAGAAAAGTTAGCAGACATGTTGTGAGAGTGACCTCCACCACCACCTTGGTTACCTGTAGTAGCATTTCTTCCCTCAGGACCTCCATCATTTGAGTAACCACCACCAGGGGTTGCTCCACCAGGGTGTGAGTGTGTTGCAAGTTGAGGTGTTGATAAAGTTGCATTAGCTGTTGAACCAGCAACGTTCCCAGTTGAAGCTACAGTGTTTGCTCCTCCAGTTGATGCTAAAGCTTTGTTATTTGATTTTCCAACTGCTACGTTGTTTTGTAAGTCTGGTACATTAAAAGTAGATGCACCATCTCCAGATCCGTAAGTTGTAGCTACGATTGCAAATAAATCAGAGTAAGTTGATCTTGAAACTGCTTGACCATTACACTCTAAAAAACCTGTTGGCACTGAAGCAGAAGACCACGGCACAATAGTAGCTGTAGG